GTTCTTTTCTTTTCTCTAGCTAACGCTTCTTTTTGCTTGCGCGCTCGCTCTTCACCTAAAAACTTGTTTAAACTATCTTGAGATTTATACTTAGTAACTAACTGATTTAATTTTGGATCTCCTTCTTCTCGCGCTTTTTTAAGTTGCCTAACGGTTACGCGTCCGGCTGCTATTTGAGATTTTTCTAATTCTTGAGATCTTTTCTTTCTTTCTGCCGCTAACAATTTTGCTCGCTTTTCTTTTTTATCCGACATATTTACCTCATTAAGAAAGGGGGCCGAAACCCCCATTCAGTTTACAACATTACAACATTAAGCAGTCTGAGTGTACTGAACCTTAACGATGCCGTCAGTGTCACGGGCAACCGCGCCAGCTTTCAACATGCCGTTACACAACCAAGAAGTGCGCTCAGGAACATAATCAATGTCGGTCTTCATATCAATACCGATAGCAAGGCCAACAGAAGGGCGGGCGAAGAAGTAAGAGTCCACTACGTTAGTAGCAACAGTCAAACCACCTTCTGCACGATCTTCAAGAACAACAAACTTAAAACCAGCCAAAGTATCAACATCACCATTGACCAAAGCCTTAACAGCTTGATAATCACTGCTAGTGATCTTGTCGTCATTCAGCATACCGCCAAGACCCAATGCGTTTACAGCAGCAAACAGATCAGAGTTAGGCACGCCTTTCTGACGCAGAGCTACCTGAGCCTTGATGATTTTAGCCATGTTCAAGTTAGAAGCAGTACCGCCAACACTGGTGGCAACAGTAGCAGCATAAGCGCCAGCATTGTCCATAGCGTCAATTACCAGCTGATCACATCGGCGACCAAGGGCATTTGCGATAGTGCTTGCAAGCTCTTGCTTCTCGTCAAAGTTTACTGTCTGCTGGTCAAAAATGTCAGTGAACTCAGGAGCGTTCCAGTTGGCAAGAGTCGCAGTCTTGAACTCGTGACCTACGTTCATAGCAACTACTTCAGCAGAACTGGCCTTTTGGTTAGCCAAGCCCTTGCCCATTTTACGGAACTTGTAAGTGTCACCAACTACGTTGTTACGAAGAGTTACAGCCTGCTTTAGCAAGCCAGTGCCTTGATAGGCGTGTTTGACCATAGAGTCAAATTCCGTGACCGCCACGGATGATAGTACGTTACTCATAAGAATTTCCTCGAAAAAGAGTAATATTAAAAATAGTTTTTCAAGGTTTTAGCTGAGTACCCGAGTAAACTTGGTCAGCATTCAACCTAAATTTACTGGGCCTTAAAAGAAAGGGGTGTCCAGTGCGCCGATTATACACCTTTTACCCCATATAAATCAACCAAAAGTACGAATGTGAGCTTTACTGCCGCCAAAATCTTGCATCATTTTCTGTATTTTATTTTCATGATTGAGATCAATGCTTCTAAGCAACTGCCCGTCATCACTTCTTTTAAACATTTCTGCCTCAATGTCAGACCAGGTCATGCCAGTAGGACTTTCACCGCCGTCAATGGGCAGCTTGACAGGAGAAGTGGCTTTAACCAGCGCTTCAACAAGCTCAATAGACCTTGCATCAGTAACCAGACCCATTACATTTTCGTAATCTTCTGCGTCNAGGCTATTTTTAAGAAATCCCTCTACGTTTTTAATCCTCTCACCTGCATTGCTGCCAAGTTTTGCAATTTCATTATCTCGAGTTACTTCCTCTGCGGCTCCACTTTGAGCACTTAGCAGTTCCCATGCCTCGCCAAACGCTTCCTGGCTCATATTGGTTTTAGAAGCAAACTCAGTTAGCTCTTGTAACAAAGCATCGTCACTTTCAATCCCTTCTGGGCCTGAATACCCGTCTTTAGGCGTACCAGTAAAGCTGCCAAACTTCTTTTCTAGCTCAGTATAAGCCTTAGCTTGCTCTGAAACAGACTTGTACTTGTCTGACTTGTACCACTCGGGGCTGTCACCAGTCCCTTTAATACCGTCTGTAAGAAAATACTCTCCATCACCAAGGATAGGAGCTGCTGAATCTAGTAGGGTATCGCCAGTTGTTTGTTCTGCGGCCTGATCTGTATTATCTAACATATTACCTCCACGGTAATTTTATAGCACTTCTGCTTGTTGTACTTGATTGATTAAAAATTTAACTAATCCACTTTCACCATTATGGTATGCGGCTTCGTAGTTAGGGTTCTCGGAACCAAAGGGTGTACTGTTTTGAAAAATAAATTTTTGTGTTAAATCTGCTAACACACGCTTACCGTCATGAGTGCCAAAACACCTGTGATAAGCTTTAGCCAACTCAGCAGCTTTTACTCTAGCTGCATCATTGGCTTGTTTAGCTTTAGTGGCGTTAAAGTCGCCTTTATTAATTGTATCCCAACTCATAGAGCAGTTTGACCTTGTTGTGGTGGTTGATTGGAAACGTCCATTCCCTGTTGAGCAGCTTGAGCACCAGCCTGAATAATCTGAGCCTTTTCACTTTGACTGCGAACTAGCTCTCCTGGCATACCTGTTTTACCGGCAACCCATGTACCAAAGTCTTCAATCTTAAAGGCAGCCTTAGAAGCATCTGGCCCAGCAGTTTGCATTACAAAAGACACGGCCTGTTGAACACTAAGTATGTCTTCGCCGTCTTGCGCCCTGGCTAAAGGAGACATAAATTTAATGTCAACGTCTCTGCCATCAAGTTGCATAGGAGAAATAATACCACGGCGCGTTAAGATTGCAGCTACTCGCTTAATAATTGGAATCAAAACCTCTGTTTGCAAGCGACCAAAAGCAGAACCAATACGCTTTGCAAGCTCACGAGACTCAATAGCAACCTCTGTAGCCGAGCGAACAGCGCCAGAAGGGTCACGCAAATCGTTAAACAACGCACGTTTAATAGCAATCTGCATGTCATTGATCTGGAATTGAGCCAACTGCAAGTTAGAGCCAGTATCCAATCGCTGAATAGATGGGTTACTTGAATTGTTAGATCCTACAGGAATAACAATGCCTGGGCTAACAACTAAGTTGTAAGGATTAGTTACACCATCATCAGTAGCTGTGTACATGCCAGCCAAATCAATAGCAGCTTTCTGCAAAACAAACTCTTTAGCTTTGTTTAAGCTTTTTACATCAGGCAATGCCTGTAGTGCTGGCCCACGACCACGGATTTCACCAGATACTTTAGAGTAACGGCCTGTAACCCACGGGCTAGATGTTCCAAAGTCCTGCATCCAGCTGATTTGGGCTTCACCCTTAACCCATACACAGCCGTAATAAGTTTTAGCTTTAGGCATGTAAACTACACCCTCGCAAAGCTCAACGTCAGCATCAGGTTTTTGCTCAATAGTTTCTTTCATGGCATCAGATGGCTTAAATCCACGCCACTTACGCTCAAGGTTACGCGCCTTTACTGTAAATCTACGCCAGTGTGTCTCCACATTTCCGTGTGGGCCTTCCTCAAATGCAATTCCTTTCTGCGGAATGGCACTAAAAATAATAGGCATGTCGTCATTGTCATCTTCATCAATGCGTAACGTACCTGTCCCTACGAGAAGGTCTAAAGAGTGCTCGTAAAACTGAGTGGCAAAGTTTGATCGGTTAATATAATCAAAAATTACTTCTGCCTGTTCCTCTAGGTTTGTTCTAATGTCATCTTCAGTAACATCAAATTGACCACTTTCAAGTTCTTTTATAATTTTTTCAGATGGAGCAAGCGTAGCCCACCTAGACCAGATAGGAGCAATGTTTTCTTGAAGCTTACTTGCACCCTGCTGAATAGCTTCTAGTGCAGTTGAGTCAAATATGCGATCCATTTTACTTTGACCAGGCATATTGTCATCAAAAAGATTTCGATTAGGCAGAAAATACTCATAGCAGTCATCAAGTACGCTATGCCACATACCATTTTTGGTAAAGGCGCTAGCCTCTCGCCTCTGCAAATCTCTAAGAGATCCTAACTCTTTAGGTAATTCCATTATTTTCTTTCTCCTGAGTATCCAATTTCTGCGTTTTTTCTCGTAGTAACTTTGTTCATTAGATTGGTAAGTAAATTACTTTTAGAATATTGCGGGAGCATTGTAGCATTTGCACTGTAAGAGTTGCCTCCAATTTCTTTTCTTGCTGCATCTGCCGCAGTGCCAAGAAGAGATTTTGATCCTAGCTTTCCGCGAGTTATAGCTTTTAATCTTTTTTCGTTAGCAGCC